GCCTCAAGTCTGATAGTTCAAGGACTGCAAATCATCTGGTAGAAGTCTCTTTATAAACGACCGTGCAGGGTTTGAGGGAGGAGGAATAGGAGATGGCAAAATTGAATTTAAACCCTTTATCAATACTAACTCCACCAACACCATTTAATGCTAATGTTGGTGTTGCTGTTGCATCGTCGTTACCACCACCACCAAGTAATGTAACAACAGGAAATTGATATCCTGAACCACCATTAATAACATTAATTGCAGTCACTGTTCCTGTATTAGAGTCAAACTCTGCTTGGAATGTTCCAGCAACAGTAGGACCACTACCATTATCAGTTACTTGTACAACTGGTGGAGCTGTGTAATTAGTGCCAGCATTGTTAACAGTAATAGAAAAAATAGATGCTCCTAATTTAGTTTGATTTGGAGCTTGATCTGTTGCAATGACTGTTAGTTGATCACCTTCAACGAAAGGATGGTTAGGAATATTAACATTATCTGTTCCTACTTCAAACGCTGTTCCTGCAGGAATATTAAAATCTATTGGAGTTGTAGGATAACCAGCGATTGTTCCTAAGTCAGTCACATATCCAGTACCACCACCAGCACCAGAAACAACTTGTCCTAAACCATTAACATTTACTACACCATTGTCTGTAACCTTATCATCCGTTGCTTTAAAAATAGGCACAATAGCACCGATTGGCATTGTAGAGTTGCCAAATGTTGCTTTGTCTGTAAGAAAATTAGAACGTACGTTTCTTGACATTTTAGGTCTTAATTAAGTAATCTACCATAACAAAAGGAGAGATTAGATTATCAATCTTTGTATCAGTCTCTGGTTGAATAGAAATAGAAGCACTCATCCCATCAGTAGAAATAAATGTTTCTGGTATATCTATCTTATAATTAGTCAGTCCAGTTGTGTAATTAATAGTGTGTGTATGTTGCGTAGGATCACTATCATAATCAAATGCTTCAGTGGTCTCAACGATGTTTGAAAGTTGAGGATATGCTACAGTATTATTATTACCAACATTGGTATCTACTGGCATAACATCATGTAAAGATTGTGCGTGACTATACGCTGCACCATCAGTTAAGCTACCAAAAGATGTAGTAGAAACTCTAAGACTGATTCCTCCAGCACCAGTAGAAGGTGCACCACTAATATTTTTTCCTTGAACATCAGGAAAAGTTAGAACATCACCTGCTTGATAATTCTCACCAGCATTAACAATAGCTAAAACTTTATATCTTGTATTTGTTGCACTACCACCAGCACCTGGCCATGCTTCAGCACGAACTAGAACTCTAAATCCAGTTCCATTACCGCCGTTTAAATCAACCTCAGATGAACCAAAGTCAGCTAAACCAGTCCAGTTTGCAGCATATGTTGTATACGCCCATTGTCCGAGACCTTTACCATAATAATCTGCTCCTGTATAATTAGGTAAAATATCAAGACTTTCATATAATTCAAAAGATTGTACAACACCACTAGGACCTGTTGCAGCAGTAGGAATATCATCAAGATCAACACCTTGACCACCTAAAACATAATTTGGAGGAGAAAACCAAGTTGTTCCTGGACAACCAAACTGTTGTCTAACGGTTATAAATCCAACTGAAAATGTTTGCCAACATTCACCCTCTGGAGTAGTATTATACGTTGCACCTTTTCCAGTAGGCACAAAACAACTGTTAATAAATCCACTACAACCTCCCTTACAAATACCATAATATTCAAAAGAAGCTGAAAGAAAACCACCACCAGCAATATAATTACCTGCATTCCATACTACTGTTTGTCCATAATGTTTACATGCAGGTTGAGGTCCATCAGGATCACCAGAATCTGTAGCATCATACCAATTTTCAGCACCAATTGTAGATGCGTTGTTAAAATAATTTAATTCAAATACATCACTACCTTGACGTCTAAAAGTTCTACATCTTAATGTTGTAGTGTAATGCATATGTGGTAGGAAACCAGTTATAGCAACTACTTCTTCATCAGGTCTTCTAGGTCTGGTAAAACCAACATTACCTGTAAGAGTAACAGTTCTGGGAGGAACTCTAAACTGTCCTACCATATCAACAACTGCATTAGATCCCACATTTGATGAGACATTGACGCCAACACCAGATCTTTCAACAGTTTGACCAGCAGCATTAGTGACTGTATTATCATTAATAACACCTTGATCAGATGCAGAACTAGCTCTGATAAATTTAGATCTTAAGTCTGGTACTTGAAATTGTGTATCTAATAAACTCTGGTCTGGTTGTTTAAATGCACATTCAGAACCTGTTCCAAGAATTTCTGCTAATGCTGGATACACTGTTGAACTATAGACTCCACCATCACATCTTAAATAACCAGAAGGAAGAAGTTCAGCACTATTTCCTACGTTAGGATCGTTTACTTCCAACTCTTGAGGAAAAGCAATCAACGTTCCTGTTGTTGTTCCAATCTTTGTTCTTTCTTGATTTAAAAATGTTGCCATTTTAGTAAGCTCTGATAATCATTATCACAGTTTGTGATGGTGTTTGATTGTCCATAAGAATATTTAACGCATCTGGTATGTCAGAGACGTTAACTGTGTATGATTGTACGTTATTTACAGCAATATTTGGCGGAATTCTAAGACCACCAATGTTCATTGAAAGATCAAAACTGAAGTGATTATGGGATGATACTGTTGCATCAGTAAAATCTTCTCCAATGGAGCTGAGGTTTGTTGGATATGTTGAACCAACATCTCCATTATAATAGTTTGGTCTACCAAAAATAGTAGCTGGTGGTGGAAATACACCAGTTACCTGTCTCATAGAGTGATCATAAGCACCAGAGTTTGTTGCTTGGTTGTACGTATCCGTAAACGCTGCTGTATATGCACCATGAGCAGGAATGTTACTTTGTTTATTTGCTGTTGGAATTCTGTCCTGTGTAAAACTTTTTGCTTCGTTTGTTAATACTAGAGTATTTTCATCATAGTATGTCATATTACCAGATCCATTTGGCCAAACATCTGCAGTGTCAGTGTTTTGAATACCATTTAAGTTTGCAGACTCATAATCTCCACCAGAAAGACCAGGAGTTGGTGCTTCAAATATCTGAACATATCTACCATCAGGACGTGCTGTTGTGTATTGTCCTGAGTGTTTGTGACCTGGCGTATGGTCAATACCTAATTTTCTACCGATAGTATAATACGTCTTAGACCATGTAGGATCATTCAATGTAATGCCTTGAATTTTTCCTGCCATTGTGTCAATTGGATCTAATTGAAATGTTAGATCCGTATCAGCACTGTAGATAGTTGGAGGAGTGACACCTGTACCATCATCAGAGATTAAATCACCAATAACAGATTCAGCATCAGGTTGTCCAAACTGATACTTAGTTTGTTGTAAATATGATTTCTCAATGTCAACCATTGATCTACCATTTAGATTAGGAACTCTAAAAGTGTCTCCAGCTTCATAGTCAGGAAAATTACCAACAATTGATGTATCAGTAGGACCATATGTATTTCCAATCATAGATGCTAATAAAGGAAAATCATTAGCTTCAAAAGTCCTACCATCACAAACAATCCACCCCGTTGGTATATTATTGGGAAGATTACCACTACTAGACTGTCCACTCCAAGGCATGATAGTGCCTACGGGAGCAGACTTCATAGATTTTAGTCTGTTATAGAATGCCATTATAGTTCAGTTAACCACCAACCTTGATAGACAGCAGGGATAAAGTTATCACCATCTGTTTGTCCTACAAAAACTAGTCCGAAGGATGCGTTTCTGTTTTGAACAACCAGTTCACCAGATCCATATGGTGTAGACAAACCACCCAATTTGGTTCCTGAAGTATCACCTTGAAGTGCCACTGGTTCACCTCCAATGATTGGAGCACGAATTACAAGTGAGTTGTTATAAGTTAACGCTCCTGCAACTTCAGTAATTCTGATGACATCACCTGTCACAGGATTAGTTGGAAGTGTAAGTATAAGAGCACCAGTAGAAGGAGCTACCGCTACAATATAATTTATATTGACAGACAAAGTAGAATCTGCGTTGATAAACTTAGTAATATGTCCACCATTGATGTTCTTGAATGCCTTGTAACCAAATGCATCAATAGATCCATCTTGCATAATGGTAAAGCTATTAACACCATCAACACCTAAATTCTTAACATCAAGAATTGGTTGAGAGTTTGTTGGGTTTGTTCCAGCAATACCAGCGACCTCAAGTAAACGACCAATAAATGTGTCACCAAACTCAGTTTCAACTCTGAATGTTGGAGTATATGATTTGTTAGTAAACTGAATAGCATCAGGATCCTCAACACACTTGGATGGGAATAATCTAAAGTTACCACTAATATCAGTAGAAGCGTTAATGTCAAGTGCTCCACCCTCAAAATGATGTTCATCGTTATTCTGTAATTTAAGAATAGAAATATTATTATCTGAACCAGTGATTTCAAAATTAGAACCGATGAACTTAACATCATCATATACATCTAATCTACCATGATGGAAATCTTTCTTAACTTGAATAGTTCCACCATCATTGGTAATACTGCTAGTTACAAAGAATATCTCATTATCAATTAATATCCAATATTCACGATCAAGGAAGAATGGAACGACATCACTATTCTTCAGTCCAATCTCAACAGCATTAGATCCAGATCCAGCAATATTATTTGTTAGAACTGTATTTTCCCTGAATAAAACCCTGAATACAGTTTCACCATCACTGTGTGTTGATGATGTGCCAGGAACATATGTTAGACCACTAACACGAGTAACAGGTAAGTTACCAGCAGGTGCAACTCCACTTGCTTGAGGAGTTCCATTGATCTGCATGATCTCTTCATTTCCGCCAGATCCAAATCCAACAAAGATAAAGTCACCACTCTCAAAGTTAGTAATATCATCAACAGGAAGTGTTGTGGCATTATCTGCAATAGTTGTAACAGTATTGACAAATGTAGTAGCAATACCATTGTCTACCTTAGGATCTTTAAGAACTGTGTAGACTGTCGCACCAGCTGTGTGTGAAGCAACCGCAGTTCCATATTGAGATCTATTTGCTAATATAGTACCACTTGCGTTACCAATTACTGTGTCACCAGAGCATCCATCAACAGTAAAGATGTCACGAACTCTATCAGTAATTCTAAATTTCTCATCTTTAGTTGCATTGAAAGTAATACCAGTTGCACTTCCAGATCCTGAGAATGGAACGTTAAGTGTGACTGTGCTACCAACAATACTAACAATTTGAGGATCAGTTAATCTTGTACTTCCAGAATCTGATGGGAACTGGTTTTGTTCAAGTGTGACTGTGCCACCATTACCAGTAAGTTCAACATAATCACCAACCTCAAGTCCTTCAACTGAAGGAACAGATGTAA